CTATTTGGAAGTCTTAGTCGTTGCCAAATAGAAGAACTTGATAAATTGGTAAAATCTATTCCACAAAAAAGAAAACCAACACAAGAAGAACATAAAAAAATGTATATTTTGCGAGATAGTTTACAAATGATGGGTGGAGCAATTCATCTTGATATAAAGTGTAATAGTTCTCAAAGCAGACTTCAATGTTCCTTTAATAAATTCCAAGAATTTATTGAAAAAAATCCAAATAAACTAATTGCAAAAAGCAATAACAATGAATTTCGTGGTGGAGCAATTAGTGCGTCTATTACATCTTCTCGTCGACTATTGCGGAAGAAAGAGCTTGTATAATAACATTAATTACAGCATTTGCCTCAGATTGTGAAAGACTACGAGGACCAAGTGTATTGCTTGGAAACGTAACATTATTTATTTTTTCAACTATGTTATCAATATTACACACAATGGCAGTGTCAAGTTTTATGAAATTGTGGGATTGCGGACTGAATGTGCACCCATCATTTTTATAACATTTACCAGCATTAGCACCAACTCGTCTAAAAGCAATGTCATAGTGAGCATTTGGTTTAACATATATAAATCCGACTGGATTTATTTTTGGTTCAACTTTTCTATTGCTAGTGTTTTTATTCCATATTTGAAATACACATGGAACATCATATTTTGAGCCATTTATTACAAAAGAGTTTTTTTCAAGTTCGACTGAATGTAGTAAATGAAATTTTAAATCAAACGCGTTATACATACTTGGTTTTATAAATGATTTAGGAAGAATAAATGCTATTGTATGTGCAAACTCGCAACTTTTTATAATAAATGCCTTTGCTAATGACGATTGTCTTCCAAATGGCGGATTACCAAATACAATAATATTTTTATTATGTGGTGGAATCCATTTCAAGTAATCTTGTTTGACTATAGTAGGTGCTTTAGGGTCTAAATCAAGTCCTATTTTTTCATATGAACTAGGTATATTATGTAGAAAAGCTCCATTACCCGCTGATGGTTCTACCCATAAATAGGTGCTTGTATGTGGCACCAATTTAGTAATAAGGTTAATACACATTTTTGCCACATTTTCATGCGTATAAAATTGGTCTTTATTATTTGTTCTGAATTTTCCAGTATCTTGTGTTTGTGTTTCACTTGTTTCCATTATAGCTTTGCTTTATAGTTTCTCTAATATAGACACATTATTTTTAAATCAATTTTAAATTCTAATAAAAATTTACATTTTATATAAAAGTGTTATTTAAAATGTAAAAAACTTAGGTTTAGGCTTTTTCTTCAGTGTCAGCATTAATTTTGGTTTTAGCTTTACTAGCATCATCAACGGCATCTTCCTCATCAACTATCACCGGCTCATCTTCTTCAAGTGTGGCTAGCTTTTCAGCACGTTCTTTTTGTCGCTTTAAAATCTCTCCAATACCATGATCGTTATTTTCTTGTTTTCCAACAAGCACATCTTCTGCCTCAAATAGCTCTTTGCGCAGTTCCGCAGTAGTTGTATCATCGTTTGAACCGTCGCCAAACAATAAGTTTTTACCAGGAACATCCATTCTATCCGCATTAATTAAGTTACCATCTTCATCAATTGTTTGCATCAATTTATTGCCCTCTTTTTTGGCTTTAGCAATATTTTCTTGGATTGCCTTTTTCTTACTTTCTTTTACGCGCTCATTAAATTGCTCTTTTGAAATTTCATCATTTTTCTTCTTTTGTGCCATTAGTTCATTTAAGTCTTTTTCTAAATATTCTACTCTACCTGTTTTATATGCTTCAGGATGAAATGGTAACCATATACCAACTTGTCCAATATACACATCGTGATTTGGATCATCTTCACGTAACATTTTACACTTTAATTCTGCTTCTTCTTGAGAACCAAATACACCTCTAACTTTGATTCCGCGTGTGTTTGTTTGAAAATTATGTTGACTACTGTATTCTTTTTGTAATTCTTCCTCTTTTGCATCAATAAACGATTTATAATCATCATCTAATGATGTTACAAATAAATTCTCTCGCTCTTCTTCTACAAATTCCTCCATATCTTTTGTTAAACCATTAAAATCTAAGTTGTATTTATATGCCAAATAATTTAGAAATTGTGTATATTTATCAAATGTTTTTCTAAACTCGAAGTTCTTTAAATACTTTTCGAAATAAAATAGTTCCTTTCTTTTTATATGATTTTCAGGAGAAATAAAGCTTAAACATACATATTTTTGACCGCTTATTGTTCTGTCTTCATCTAATAAATCAATAACCTTTTCTTTTTCGTTGTCCTGTATTCTCTCTTTTGGCAAATTTGAATTCAAAGTTTCTCTAAGTTTAGAAGATTTTTTATTGGTCATTTATAAATTATATTAGGTTATAATTTTTAAGTATTATTTTAACTATTTATTTTAACTATTATTTTAACTATTTATTTTAACTATTATTTTAACTATTATTTTAACTATTATTAAGTATTATTTTATATATAAATTAATAATTTATAATTATTTAATTTTTTTCTTCCTTATTATTATAAATATAAAACATAATGAATTTTACAATGAGTGAATTGATTAAAAGAGCAGTAAAATATTTGATTGAAGGTTTAATGGTTGCTATTGTTGCTTTTGTTATTCCACAAAAGCAATTAAAATTTGATGAAATAGCAATCATTGGATTGATGGCAGCTGCTACATTTTCCATATTAGATACATTTATTCCATCAATGGGTGTTTCCGCGCGCTCTGGTGCAGGTTTTGGCATAGGTGCTAATTTAGTAGGATTCCCTCGAATGGGATAAACTAAAATTTTTTAGCAAATTGTAGTAAATTATAAAATAATTATTTTAATATATTATATTAAACTAATTATTTTATATATTAAAATAATATAGACTATGGCATTTACCCGATTTTATGATGACCCTTGTAGAATTCAAAAATATTTAGAAGAAACTACTAACATAGGAAATTATAGCTTAAATGTTCCAGGTAATGGAGAGAAACCGTTATTAATAAATGACCCACATATTAACATGCAAAAATGGGGTGCTAATTTATCACAAAACAAAACTGATTTAGAAAGCGAATTACATTTATTGCATAGAAAATTAAACAAAGATAGTATAAGTGAAAATAATTATGTAGATTATTTAAACGCTAATCCACTATATAGTCAAAATAGTTATAGCATAAATAATGAGGAAATAACAGGCCAGTCACGTGCAACACATCCGGCATGGATATATAGAGAAATTAATCATTTTTCTAGCGAACAATCCATTCCAAATAATTTCAATTATTTACACTTGGATCCACAAGAAAATATATGCATACCTTTTCATAATAATATTAGCTCTCGAATAGTTCAAAAGGATTATTATCAATTAAACAATAATTTTGATGTTCAACGAAGAATAACAAACTAAGTAAACTAATTTAAGAATTGTTATTTAATATATTAAATATATAATAATATTTTTAATATATTATATAAAATACTATGGCCGCTTTAGCAATACCTATAGTATTATTAGGAAGTATATATATATTATCAGAACAAGAAAAAAAAGACGCACAAAAACAAAATAACCTAACTGATAAAAATTTAAGACGAGCATTTTTTACAGAAAATAAGTTGAATGAAGGATATACTAATTATAATGATGCTAATATTATTGATCTAATAGCTACAAATAACTCAAACAATGACCCAATAAATAATTTTGCTAATCCAAATCAACAAACTGATAATTATTTTATTGCCAATTCGACAAATTTATTAAGACAACCTGCTAAAAGTATTAGTTTGATGTCGGGACAACAGTCTAATAGTAACGATTTTAAACACAATAATATGAAACCCTTTTACGGAGCAAAAATACGAGGCTCTATTGCCGATATTAATTTAACAGAGTCTATATTAGATTCAAAACAAGGTTCAGGAAGTCAAAATTATTCTAAATCAGAAGTTGCTCCATTATTTAATCCAGCTGAAAATGTGAATCTCCCTAATGGAACTCCTAATAATAGCGATTTCTTTCAGTCCCGTATGAATGAGTCTATGAAAATGTCGAATGTGACTTTGTGGGAACAACAAAGAGTTGGTCCAGGTCTCGATTTAGGATATGGCTCTCAAAATAGTAATGGACTTAATACTGGTGGTGTTGAAGGTAGTCATGGTTTTAACTCGGGTATGATGGCGCGAGAGTCGTGGATGCCTAGGTCTGTTGATGAGTTAAGAGTTGAAACTAATCCGAAAATGATTTATAATTTAGACGGACATCAAGGTCCCGCAATTTATCCTATTAAAATGCAAGGTCCTAATAATAAAATAGGAGTTGTTGAAAAACATTTGCCCGACAAATCATATGAATCGGGACCAACGCGCTGGTTTACCACAACGGGGGTTGAACAAGCACCACCTATTAGGAGCACTCAAGTCATTCCAATGGAAAATAGAATTAGCACAACGCGTGAATATTATGGTGGAACTTCAAATACTGAATCGGGTCGCGCCTCATATATTAAACAAGATTTTGAAGACCCTAAAAAACAATCGTTAGGCGATCTACCCATTATAAATCCTAGTGCTAGTGGCACAAATGGCGCTGGACCAAATGATTATGGAAACAATAGTTATGTTAATTATAATAACAATAGAAGCACAGACAAAGAGTCGACAAATCTTGGCGGAGTATATGGTATGCTAAAAGCCTCTGTGGCGCCAGTATTAGATATTTTTAGGCAAACACGAAAAGAAAATGCTATTGGTAATTTACGCCAAACTGGTAATGTAAATGGATTAACTCCAACAGGTCATTTATTTAATATTAATGATAAAACAAAAGTAACAAATAGAGAAATGACTACCGCTAAAATAGACCTAAATTATGTAAACGTTCAAGGACAAAATAACACTGGTAATGCTTATCAAGTAACACAGCATCAGAATTATGATAATCAAAGAACAAGCACAAATATTGAATATATTGGTTCTGGAAATGCATGTGGAACAGGATTAAGACCATATAATAACGCATATGCCCAACAAAATAATGTAAATAAGACTTATGAATCACGCACTAATCAAGGTCATATGAATTTGTTTAATAACTATAATAATTCTACAACTACTCGTAATGAGTCTATGCTTCAGCAAAATAGAGGTCATGTAAATAATGGTGGTCCGAATGTTACACCGTCTGTTGATTTTATAGGACAACTAAATGGAATACAAACCTACGACCAAAACTTTAACAGTGCGCGCATGGACGAATCATTATTGTCTGCCTTCAAAAGCAACCCATATACTAAATCTTTATCAAGTGTTGCCTAAAGGTTACGAAAAAAAGTTTACGAAAAAAAGTTTATTAATTAATATATAAATTATGTATAGTAATTAATATTTCTTATATATTACAAGAAATGCTTATAAATTACAAGAAATGTATTATAAATAGGATAGTTATGGCAAACTATAATAATAGTAATGTTAATTTTTTAAGTAGTATTATTATAATAATATAATTTACTTGCGGTCTATTTTATTAATGGCTTATTTTCTGCCTCGGCGTCTTTTTGTCTTTGAATTGTCGTGTCTAACCCAACCAAATTTGCCCTTTTTGGTAAAATAACCCGCTTTTTCTAAACGTTTTTCACGTTTAGCGCGATTATATACTTTTCGCGATACTACGTGACCGCGCTTATTCATTAATAAATCAGGCTTTTTAAGATTTCCTTTTGTTTTGTATGCTGTGCCGTGCCAAACTTGAGCGCGTGAGCCGTTTAACAATTGATATTTATGTCCGTTAATGTGATACATATTGTCAGCCGATTTCATATGTTTTTTAACCATTTTTATATAGTATTATGAGAAAATAATTATTTGCTAAATTAATTAGTAAATAATAAATTATTTTAGAAATAATTAGAAATTATTAGAAATTAGAAATATTAAATTAGTTAGTTTGTTAACATTAAAATATTTATAAATTATAATTTATAAATATTTATTTATTATGTCAAATAGTGACTATAATAAAATAATTAGCACAGTTAATAGTGTTTCAAGAGACTACACTTATAGTCCTGACCCAAATAATTTAATATGTATTGATACTTCTAATAACAGAATAGGTATTAATACATTATACCCCAAAGAGGCTTTACATATAAGCGGTGGAGATATAAAGGTAAATAACATAATAGCAAACACTGTATTTTCTGGAAGCTATAGTTCCCCACAAGACGGTTCAATTAGTGTTAGTTCTATTAATGCTAGCACTATTAATAGTACTATTGTCAATGTGTTTAATACATTAGATAGTAGTAATGGACGTATTATAGCAAATTATATTGATATAAGTAGCATATTAGATATTAGTAAAGGACCCATAATTAGTAATCATATTAGTACTATTACGCTAGACATTAGTAGCACATTAGATATTAGTAAGGGAAACATAATTAGTAATAAAATTAGTAGCGTTAACATTGATATTAGTAGCACACTAGATATTAGTCAGGGCCGCATTAGCAGTAAGCATATTAATAGTGTTACGTTAGACATTAGTAGCATACTAGATATTAGTAAAGGACACATAAAAGCTAAAACAATAGATGTTAGTGTTATAAATGTTTATGCTTTATTAGATATTAGTCAAGGTCGCATTAAAGCACAATCATTAGATGCTAGCATTATTAATGTTACTTCGCTATTAGACATTAGTCGGGGACGCATTAAAGCACAAACACTAGATGCTAGTTTTATTAATATTAGTTCACTATTAGATATTAGCCAAGTACACATTAAAGCAAACACACTTGATGCTAGTTCTAACACGTTAACTACTTTATTAGACATTAGCCAAGGACGCATTAAAGCAAAAACACTAGATGTTAGTGCTATTACTATTAGTTCACTGTTGGATATTAGTCAAGGTACTATTAAAGCAAATAGTATAGATGCTAGCACTATTAATGTTACATATTTATTAACTAGTACTAATGGTAGTATTACAGTCAATAATATAGATGTTAGTTCTATTAATGTTAGTTCTTCATTAGATATTAGTAGAGGAACAATACTTGCTAACACAATAAGTGGAAGTGCTATTACAATTAATGCTAATAGTATTAGCAATGGTAATATTGTTAATATTAATATTAACAATACAAATATTACAGGAATTAATATTAATACTACAAATGTAAATAGTAATGCTATTACTATTAATAATGTTAGAGTAGCAACTATAGAACATATTAAAAATGCTATTCCATATGGATTAATTGTGGCATATAATGCTATTACTATACCATATGGTTGGGCTCTTTGTGATGGTGCTAATAATACACCCGACTTAAGAGGTAGGTTCATATTGGGTGGTGGGCTGCGAACTGGAAATGGTGGTATAATTACAACAGATAATACATATGTATATCATAAGTTCTTGAATATTGGGAGCCATACTTTTACCCCAATAGTTTCAGGAAATGTTGATCTCCTTATTGTGGGGGGTGGTAGTTCGGGCGGCGGCGGCGGCGGCGGCAAAGGTGGAGATGTAATAATTAGAACAGGATATTCCGTTAGTACAGGAATAAATTATTCTATTGTTGTTGGTAATGGTGGTTCAGGGCTAGGTTATGTAAAGGTACCTGGACAGAACAGCTCTTTTAATTTACTAACGGCATCTGGTGGAACTACTAATTTTTTGGGTATAGGTCAATCTGGTACGGAATCAAGTATACTAGGACAGTCATATTATTGGGGTGGAGCAGGCGGCTACAGCGGCTCAGGCACCGCGGCACAGACCATCGGTGGTTTGGGGGGTGGTGGTGGTAGTGCTCGTAGCGATATTCATGGTGGTCAAATTGGTGGAGTGGGTTTAAATAACGGAGGCACTGGTGGTGATAACGGTGGTAACGGAGGTGCCAATACTGGTGGTGGCGGCGGAGGCGGCTTCTATGGGTTGCCAGGTAGTGGTGGTTCTGGTATTGTTGTAGTCAGATACCCTATATCTAATATAACTAATATAAGCGTTGATGGTTTAACTAATAGAGCAATTAATGTGTCTGGTGGCCAAGAAAACGTTACTTTAACTCCAGAGCAACTACCAGAACATAAGCATACTTTTAGCATAACTTATGTTCCATCAAGGGAGGGCGATCAGAAGACCACTGGTGGGGCAAGCGCTCTAGACTATGGTGGCTACAGTCAATCAAGCTCCATTTTTACTGATGATACAGGTAGTTCATTACCTCATAATAATATGCCCCCATATTATGTATTAGTTTATATAATGAAAACAACTAATTATGATTTTTCTTATAATTACACTGTGCCCACAGCGCCAATAATTTTGTCAGTCACTAATATTGGAGGGAGTGATAATGGAGCAACAATAACTTGGGCTCCATCTAATAATGGTGGTTCTCCTATAATTACGTATTATATATTTGTTAATCTTAGTTTTAAGACTAATGCGTCCCCTACATTAACATCAACAAGAATAATAAATATGGAGCCTGGAACAAATAGTATTAATATGCAAGCTATAAATAATATAGGAAGTTCACCTTTTTCTAATTCAATTACTATAACGATTAACTAATTAGCATATAACATATAAATTATTTTATATTATATTCCTAATAATTTAAAATATAAGCGTTGTTTATTTTCATTATTATTAGTTATTTTACCATTATTAAAATAGTTATTGTCTATAACTATATTAATAATTATTATGTCAACTAGTGACTATAATAAAATTGTTAGCACAATTAATAGCGCTTCACGTGACTATACTTATAGTCCTGACCCCAATGATTTAATATGTATTGATACTTCTAATAATAGAATAGGTATTAATACATTAGATCCAACTTATTCTTTACATATAAATAGTGGAAATATACTAGTTAAAGATATATGTTGTGACTATATAATAGCTAAAAATTATAATTATATTAATCTTGGCAGTTTTAATGATTTTTTAGAAGATTCTATTAGTGTTAGTTCTGCTAATGCTAATAATGTCAATAGTTCTATTGTCAATGTGTCTAATACATTAGATAACAGTAATGGACGTATTAAAGCAAATTATATTGATATAAGTGGCATGTTAGATATTAGTAATGGGCGCATAATTAGCAAAAATATTAGCACTATTACGCTAGACATTAGTAGCACATTAGATATTAGTAAGGGAAACATAATTAGTAATAAAATTAGTAGCGTTAACATTGATATTAGTAGCACACTAGATATTAGTCAGGGCCGCATTAGCAGTAAGCATATTAATAGTGTTACGTTAGACATTAGTAGCACATTAGACATTAGTCAAGGACATATAAAAGCTAAAACAATAGATGCTAGTGCTATTGCATTAAGTGTGCTATTAGACATTAGTCAAGGTCGCATTAAAGCACAATCACTAGATGCTAGCATTATTAATGTTACTTCGCTATTGGATATTAGCCAAGGGCGCATTAAAGCACAAACACTAGATGCTAGTTTTATTAATATTAGTTCACTATTAGACATTAGTCAAGGACACATTAAAGCAAAAACACTTGATGCTAGTTTTATTAATATTAGTTCGCTATTAGACATTAGCCAAGGACACGTTGAAGCAAAAACACTAGATGTTAGTGCTATTACTATTAGTTCACTATTGGATATTAGTCAAGGACACATTAAAGCAAACACAATAGATGCTAGCACTATTATTTTTAATACTATTAATACTGACTATACTGTACCTATTGAGGATGGAAAAATTAGTGCTAAAACTATAGATGTTAGTGCTATTAGTGTTAGTTCGCTATTAGATATTAGTAGAGGAACAATAGTTGCCAACACAATAAGTGGAAGTGCTATTGCAATTAATGCTAATGCTGTTAATAGCGCTAATATTATTAATGTTATTGATATTAATATGGGAAATAATTTTAGTGGAATTAGTATTAGTATTACAAATGTAAATGGAAATGCTATTAATATTAATAATACCAGAATAGCAACTACACAACATATTGAAAATGCTATTCCAGCTGGAACAATTATAGCTTATTATTCTACTAATATACCAAATGGATGGGTTTTATGTAATGGTTCTAATAGTACTCCTGACTTAAGGGGACGGTTTATATTGGGGGCATCAACTTCATCAAGTAATGCTCCTCAACTATCGTCATTACTTACACCTAGAACAATCAATATTTCTGGCGGTTTTGAGGATGTATCTTTAGGATTACAAAATATACCAGAACATACCCATTCAGGTCTTATTTCACATACTAATTCATCCCCGGCTAGTGTAGATGGTAACGATGGTGGTGATCCAGGCACACAGCAGGACGTTGCTGACTGGCTCACATCTACACATAATAGTGAAACTGATTTAACAGGAAATAACCAGACTCATAATAATATGCCTCCATTTTGCGTGTTAGTATATATAATGAAAACAACTAGCTATGATTTTTCTTATTTAACATATTAAATACAACTATTTCTTATACAACTATTTCTTATACAACTATTTCTTATACAAATATTTCTTATACAAATATTTCTATTTACTATTTCTATTTAAAGATTTAATAACTATTTAACTAAAATAGTTATGTTATCTAATGATTGTGGGGACAATAATGTTTTAACAATAAAAACAGTCCAAATTGCGCCATTTCGCATTTTAATGGCTGCGTTAAAGGACATTTTATTGGAAACAAACATTATTTTTACGAAGCAAGGTATTAAAATTATAAATATGGATAAAACACATACAATTTTGGTTCATTTGTTTTTAAAAGCCGAAAATTTTGAATTTTATGAGTGTAAGCATGAGAAAATCATTGTTGGCGTTAATATATTACATTTGTTTAAATTGATTACCGCAATTGATAATGATGATACGCTCACAATCTATATTGAAAATGATGACTATAATGAAGGTATTGTTACAGAATTAGGTTTGAAATTTGAAAATGGAACTATTAAGCAATCTAAAATACAAAAATTAAAGTTGATTGAGCCAGAGCAAGATGAACTAGAAATTCCAAATATTGAGTTTTCGTCTGTCATTAATATGCCGTCTAATGATTTCCAAAAAATTATTAGAGATTTGGCCAATATATCGGAAAAAATAGAAATAAAATCGGTTGAAAACGAGCTGATTTTCAAATGTGCCGGACAATTTGCCAAAGCGGAAATAAGGCGAAGCGAAAACAATACAAATATGCAAATGATTAATAAACAGCACAATAAAATTATTCAAGGCGAATATTCTCTCAAAAATTTAGTATATTTTATTAAATGTACCAATTTATGTAATCAAATCGAAATTTATTTGGAAAATAATAGGCCATTAATTGTTAAATATAATGTGGCTTCCCTTGGAGAAATCAAATTATGTTTATCGCCATTACCATCGTCTGGATCTGGTTAAATTTATTGTTTATTGTTTATGAGCTTTAAATACACATACTTGTTGTTCTATTGGGAAAAAACTATGAATAGCAAACGGGTCTTTATTAACGGCAAAGTCTAATGACTTAAGAACTTTTTTGTCTTTCATCCATATTTTGATAATACAAAAGTTCTTTTTTGGGCTTACCGAAACACCATTAATGTTATTTGTAATTGCTTCATCTTCAATAAAACTAGCACCAATTATTTTATACACAATAATTTTGAATAATGCAACAATATCATTATTACTTATTTTATAAGAAAAATAGCCACCGTTTATATTGTCCTCTGACTCCCATAATGGTAAAATGTCTTCTTTCATAAAAAATAGCATGGATTTTTTAATTAACGCTTCGTTTAAATTTTCAACAAATAACACTAGTTCTTGTAAATTAGTAATTTGTGTTATTTTTTTATAGCCATTAATAGTCCAATCATTATCATTTTGATAATGTATCCAACAGGACCATAAATTGTTTAATTTATACATATTAATTATATTAATTATATTACTAACTACATTTTATTATGTTTTTTATATATATATTAAAACTTTTTTTAAACTTGATAAAAAAAAGTTTTACTATGACAAATAAAATTGATTATTAATTGTTAATAATCTTGGTAGATTATTAATAATTATGACTTTAAACGCTATGCCTTATGATATTATAAGGCATATATTATATTATGTATGCAGTGATAATGTAGCCTTAATTAATTTAAAACAATCTTCTATGTTTATGAATGGAGAGATTACAAGCTTTACAGTTGCTAAGCAAATGTTGTTAACAAAACTAGGGCGTTATGAAGACGTGTTTAAGTGTGTAAATATTGATTGTTATGAAGACACTTATGAAGTCTTTAATTATATACATAATTATGGCTATAGACGTTATATTCATAAGTGGCAAGAAGCATTAAATGAGACAACAATAATAGTAAATTCTAAATCTTATAAAATAAAACATCCATATTGTTGTGAATGTTTAAAAAAACATATATTAGTAGGAACTAGAGAGAATGTAATAGAGAACTATGACATTGATGGTCAAGTAAATATTGTTTATACTTGACTTGAAAACGTGGTCCTTTATATTGTTTTTATTGTTTTTATTGTTTTGTCACGTTCGAGCAACACAAGTGCCAGTTGCTTGATCTCGTATTGTTCCATTTTGACAAGCACGAACACATTGTCCTGTTGAGTCTCGTTCTTTACCCGGAGGACATAACTCATAACACGTTAAACCGGTTCGAGCTTTAAATTTTGCCGGAGTCTCATTTGCGGGACAAACCTCATTATTTTGTGTTGCTTGTCCTCCACCTAATATGTTTTGTGTGATTGCTCTATTTCGTGCTTCTTGTAGATTATTTAAATTATAATAATCATAACTTATACTATTAACGCCTGTGCTGGCACTAGTTCCATTCCAAGATGCTTGTTCTGCCGCAGATAGTCTATTCCATAGCCGTTCAATTTCGTTATCTATTTTGACATTATCAACATTTGGACTTGTTCCATATAATTGTGTCTTAACACTATTATATTTGCTTTCTTTAAACTTCAAAAAACCATTTAACCTATAAGTACTATTATAGCGTGTTCCATATTTGACATGGTCACCTGATATAGTCTCTCCTTCACTCAATAAAATAGAAGTGCCATAAGTAAAAGGAGCCATTGGTAAGCCTAAAAATGAGTTGTTTGGCAATAAACTACTTTCAGGTAAAGCTCCTATATAACTATTATATAAGTCATTATTGTATTTTGCTTTATTTGAAAATATTGAATTATATAGTCTAGAATTTACAATATCTTTAATAAATGATTGTTCCGCTAATCTGTTTACTATACTATTAACAATAAAATATTTTGTTGGATTGTTAGATAAGTCATAACTATTGCGTGATAAATCAAATACAAGGTCTACTTTATCATAAAAATCTTTACGAAGACTATCTCTGTCTATTCTATTTTCATTTCTAAACTTGTCATATAAATAAGAATATTGTTGTTGGTTTAATAATTCAGTGTCTGTTATATCAAATTTATTTAAGCTTACATCGCGTGCACTATTTAAATTCTGTCTTAAATCTTTTTCATCAGGATCTAATCCAAAAACTCGCAATAATAATGTGGATATTAACGTCATCATTATAATAGGAACAAAAACAAGGACCCACGCAATTACTGTGAAACCTAAACTGCATAAAATATTTATTATTAATGTAAATATAATCATAATTACAAATTTTAGAAAAGCACTATTAAAAACACCGGCATAAATATCAATAAAAATTTGAATTAGCGAAAAACCTATATAAACTAACGCTGGCCCACAAAGTCCTAATAATAGCATTATAATATTATATTATAATATTATAATATAATGTTAGAAACTTACATATTTTATTTTACTTAGTTTATTTTTTGTTCAATATGTCAATTAAAAGATTTAATTTGTCAATTGTATTTTTACAACTAGCTAGTTCTTTTTCTAAAACTAGCACTGTATTATTGTTTTCTATGCGTGTTTGAATACTTTTGTCTTGGCTTTGCTTAGTTTCAGTGCTTTGCTTAGTTTCTTCATGCTTAGTTTCTTCGTGCTTAGTTTCTTCATCATTTTGTTGCTCATCGTTTTCTCTCTTGTAACTAGCTAGTTCGTGTTCTAAGTTATTTAGCAAGTTATTCTTTTCTTCATACTCTCTCTTAATACTTGTTACTTCTTGTTCTAATTTATTTATTATACTATTTTTTTCTTGTACTACCTTTGAAAATCGTAGTGTTTCTTCTTCTAATTGTAGTTTATATTTATTTGAATTGGCTTGTGAATTTGGATTGTCATATGTAGTGTCTATATTTTCATAATCAGCCAGTTCGCGTTGTAATTTAGCTAATGCATTATCTTTTTCTTGTAATAATCTAATAAAATTTTGCAGTTGCTCTTGTTGCTTTCTCATTATATCAACTACTTGTTCGTTACTTAATGGTATTTGTTTTCCATCTTGACTTAAAATAATTTGTCCGTGTCCTTGATTTTGTTGCTCTAATGCCATTTTTCTTCGTTCTTCATCTATTTCTTTAATTTGTTGTATTACATCTGGCTTATTTACTGGATCGCCTGGGTAATAGTTTTGTAATAACCCTTCTAATCTCTCCATATAAAACTCTTTAAAGTCTTTATCTTTTATGAATTCGTCTACACTTCGATCTGATGTTTTTTGAAATTGATTTTCACCACTTTCTAATAGTCTTTTTTTATCAAATGTATTATGAATATGTGAAAATACTAAGATGGTTTTTTTTGGTTCTAATTGAACAAATGGGACGCTATAATCTTTTAAAAAAGCTTTCTCTTCTGCTAAAGCAGCATGGTCATCATATTTATGATCTTTTAATAATTCACGTTTAAAAGCAAATGTTCCAGCGGTTGCGTGTGATGGACTATATGGTCCAAACTGAAACATTTTTTGTATATGTTTAAACCAAATATAAATTTCACTTGCGCCAGCACATAAAGCATTTGGATGTGTTACTAACATATTAACAGCATGTGATACTCTTTCGGGTGGATAATAATCATCATCATCCATATACACTATTATGTCTCCTTTGGATTTAGAATGCATAATATTTCTTTTTTTTCCTAATGGCATTTTCTGGCTATAATAAAAATATTTTACTTGTTCAATATTACATACTAAATCTTCTATTTTATCTGTGCCATCATCTATAATAATCCATTCCATTTTATCTTTTGGATAATCTTGATGATTAAAGCATTTAATTGTATATTCCCAAAAAGGACGTCTATTAAATGTTGGAGTACATATACTTACAAATGGTAAGTCACACTGTTTTTTATCCTTATTTTTTTTCCCCATTTGCTAGTGTAATAGCAATATTATTAGTATTGGTTTTAAATAAAAATAGTATATTATATTATTTTTGAACATCAATTTTTAACATTAATTCTTAAGTATTGGTTTTTGTAATGTAATAAATATAAAAATAGTATATTATATTATTTTTGAACATTAATTCTTAACATTAATTCTTAAGTATTGGTTTTTGTAATGTAATAAATATAAAAATAGTATATTATATTATTTTTGAACATCAATTTTTAACATTAATTCTTAAGTATTGGTTTTTGTAATGTAATAAATATAAAAATAGTATATTATATTATTTTTGAACATCAATTTTTAACATTAATTCTTAAGTATTGGTTTTTAAACACTTAGTAAAGTTATTAATTTATATAATACTACTAAGCCTAATATACCACCTATAACACCAACACTTGTTGGGTGTAAAACTTTTACACCAGCAAGAACTACAATCATACAAAATAATAGTGTTAATATAGTTCCGTGGCTCTTAATTATTTTAAATAATTCTGGATAATGTGTAAATGGCACATAAAAGAATCCTACAATAACATAAGAATGTAAGTAGAATAACGCAAGTATATTTCCTAATAAAGCTATAAATATTGAATATATTGCTATTATTATTATTATACAAGTCCAAAGTATACCCAAAAGAATCCTATAAAAAACACAAAACGCAAGTATAATAAGGTATATTAGATTGATACAAACACGACCTAGTGGAAGCCAGAAAAAAAATAGACCAAAAAAAAATTTTAGAAGGCCATGCATAGTGTAACTATCAGTTTTAACGTCTGCGATATCCTTACAATCTACTTTTAGTTCTCTAAATATATTGAATAGGTTCATCGGGTTACTGAAATGACACATATACCAATAAAATCTATCATGGAACCAAAAGTCTGATTGTGTACCAAGATCATCTCTAATACACTGCCTTTCATAAAACAAAAAATTAAATTCCTCACATTTTATGTGCCGTATATAGTTTTCAAGGACTGGGTCATACCAACGCATTTCTATTTTAGATCGTCGTATTGGTAAAAACCAGTCTAAATCATCTTCATTAATTATATTCAAATTTTTTTCATCGTCTATCTTATATAGTTTATCAACATCGTTATCGTCATTTCTCTTTTTTTTAAATAAATAAGACTCTATTAGCCAATAGAAATCCCAGAGTTCCATAAAAGATTCCTTTTTAGATTCCCACCAATCTCCTGGTTCTTTTTCAGAATCCTTTTCCGTTCTTGCAGCTTTATGTTTCTCGTATGACCCTCTTCTGTATCCAACAAATGTTAACATCATAATAACGAAACTATATAAACAAGGAAACCATATTGTAATGATTATTATTATAGATAATAAAAATAAACATGAAGCATTTAGTAGGGTCGGTGATGATAACTGTATAATAAATTTATGTGTTAAAGTACCATATATACCCATAAAAATTATTATAAAAATAAGACCGCTCCAAAATTGCGAATATTTAGTAGGTTCTTTAGGGTAAATATTCCATCTTGAACCTAACCCACAAATCGTGTTTATGAAATACACCATAAACATTCTTGAATATATTATACAATAAAAGAATCCTAATAGCAAGGATCGTGCTGGAATTTTTACAGTCTCAAATAAAGAGAAGGTTCGACTTGTATCAGAGCCATTGGTGCTTTTGTTACTACTTAAGGATGTTATTAAATTATATGGAAAAGTGTCATACCATTCTAAACTAGACCCACTTGAAGTAGTTTCTCTACCGCCTGGACAATCGGCCGTTTTTTGTTTAGGGGGTGGTCTACTAGTTTCCGAAGTGTTACCTACTTTATACGGTGATTCATATAATGTTGTCGGTATATCCCTCGATGAACACTTACCATAAATTATCCAATATTCATAACATGCCGCTACTAACACTGTCGCTATAAAACTAATTATATCTATTAATAATTTTGTTAATAGATCCATAATGTGTAATTTTTTTTTTCGTATAGGTGTTGTATAACAAATTTTGCGTTCTCCGTTTGATATGTCATTGACATCATAAAAGCGAACTCCCATATAATAATTATTTTCTTCGGATGCGTCAACACCAGCAATTTCAGTACAATTTTGTGAGCTAGTATCTAAAACACAACACCCATTTGTATCATATAAAAATTGATTTGTACTAAAGTTTTCCGGAAAACACCGCTGTCTACTAAGATCTGTTACTACTGGATAACCTCGTAAGCTAGTAAATGAAACATCTTTTGATGTTTTAGGACAACCAGTATGTTTTACGCCACGTAATAAGGCACTATCACTATAAAGTGGTTCAAGAGGCATGAATACTAATATAACATATTATAATATTTTGAAAATACTTAAACATATTTATAATTAAAATAATAAGTATGACTGAAAATATTTATCTTTGTAAATTTGAATCAATGGATAAATATTTTGATTTTAAAGATGTATTAATTCTTCCTAAAAAATCAAAATTAAATAGCAGAAAAGATGTTGTGCTTGAAAAAACAATTGTTTTTCAAAACGGAGTATCTTGGACTGGAATACCTATTATAGCAGCAAATATGACAACTATTGGAACATTAGAGCTATATAAAGTGTTAAGCACTTATAAAATTATTACTGCTCTTCATAAATTTCATAAGTTACAAGATTTATTGACTTATAATAAAATAAACCCCGATTCTAAATTAAATCCTGATTATTTTATGATTTCTACAGGAATAACTAATGACGATTATAAAAATTTAACACACATTTTGGATAATTTTGAGTGTAAATTTATTTGTGTTGATATAGCAAATGGCTACATCTCTAAATTTAACGACTTTTGTAAAGTATTAAGAAGTGAGTATCCTGAAAAGATTATTGTAGCTGGTAATGTATGCACTGCCGAAGGATTAGAGTTATTAACTGATTTAGAAATCGACATTATTAAAGTTGGTATAGGTGGGGGTAGTGCATGTACAACTCGAATTCAAACAGGAGTAGGAATGCCACAGTTTAGTTGTATCTTAGAATGCGTTCAAGCATGTAAAGAGAGTAATCGCATTAATTTTGAAATAAACTATGAATATGACCAACATAAATATAACAAATCATTTGTATTAAGTGATGGAGGTATTACTTGTCCGGGTGATTTGGCAAAAGCGTTTGGTGCTGGTGCTGATTTTGTAATGATTGGTGGAGCATTTGCGGGACACGATGAGAACCCTGGCGAAATTGTGTGTGATGAAAAAACTGGAAAACGTTATAAAAGTTTTTATGGTATGAGTTCAAGTTATGCTATGAAAAATAATTACTCAGCAAATAATAATACTAATTATAGAAGCTCAGAAGGGCGAGAACTTAAAGTTGAGTATAAGGGACCGTTAAAAAATAGTATAAACAATTATTTAGGAGGTTTGAGAAGTGCGTGTACTTATACTAATAGTGCTAATTTAGAAGAGTTGGCAATTAATACAAAATTTATTATTGTAAATAATCAATATAATTCACATTTATTATAATCTTATAATAATATATATATATATATAAGTATAAATATATTATGTCTAGTAGATATAAAATACCAAGGTTATCGCCTGAGCAAAAATCTATGAAATACAAAGCAGAACAAGAAAAAAAAGAAGCAGCAGCAGAAGCTAAAAGACAACTCGAAGAAGCAGCAGCAGCAAAAGAAAAACAAGAAAAAGAAGCATCAGCAAGATCACTAGCAGAAAAAAGAGCAAAAGAAAAAGCACACGAAGAAGAATTGTCCAGTTCAAGAAAAAAAAAAAAATATAGCTCGCGTTATGATAGTGTACCGCCAATTGACTCAAAACCTTTCTTAGTGACACAATTCTCTCAAACGGGTTCTATTCCAATTGCTTTAGATCATAACTTTGCGCCTATGGAGTTACACAGAGAAGCACATTCCAAGTTAAGCATTAATATAGATAAAAAATATATTATTGAACAGTTGAAAACTTTCAGTGCTATGGTTAGAAATCGCTTGCAAGCTAAAGGTATTTCAACTAATATGACAATTGAGCCTACACCTACAGAGATTGATGACAAGGTTAAAAAGGAATTATCTTATTATTCTAGAAGTGTAGATTTAACTGCACCTGATCTAGATGATTATATAGAGTTTTTAAAACTCCATATTAAGAAAATCTATAAAAGAAAACTAAAACATCAGTCTAATAAGACTGAACCAGAACCTATAGTTTGTTGTATTGATCTTGAAAATCTAACAAATAGTATTATAGAAAGCTTTGGCACGCGTGATAATTATAGTGATACTATGAATGAAGTATTTTTTTTTCTAGTTTATCATATAAAAACACATAATATAACTGACATTATATTAACTCTTCAAAATCATCGTTTTAGTGATAGTGATCTACCCAGAAAAGCTATTTTTTTTGCTTTTATAGAAGATTTAATTAATTTACTTGGACGCAATAATGTTCTACTTATGCCAGCACATAATAGATCATTAATGGATGACTTTTTTCTTATTCTTTGTTGTATAATTTTATTGTCATATCGGCTTAAAACAATTCTTATGACAAGTGATAATTTGAATGAGTTTAAGAATATTTCTGATTTAAAGTATTTACCTATAAATCCTATAATGGATTATAATACTATTTTCAGAGACAAAAGACCTTCTATATTTATTATAGAAAACCCTGAAACATATCCAATTCATCCACCTAATTTTATTGGTTTTGTTAAAGATCTAAGACATGATTTGACTGGTCGTGGTTCTAGCTCCTCAAGTATGGGTCATTCAAGTCGGGGTCGTTCAAGCCATGGTCATAAAGGAGGAACCATCAAATATAAAAAGTCATTATTAAATAAAAGAACTAGAAAAATATACAAGAAAAATTATTCACAAAAAATGAAAAAATATAGTAAAAACAAAAAGAAGACCTTAAGAAAAAGAAGACTTTAAAAATAAATTTATATTACTTATTATTTAATAACTAATAATAATAAGTATTATCAACTTTTAAACATATTATATTGTTGTCTTAGTTTTAAGTTCTTTTTTATAATTTATTTGTGCGAGCTTCTTTTAAATGTTTTGCCTACTCTTTTTAACATAGAAAGTGATGCTTTTTTGGTTGAATTATATGCTGAGTTAAAAGCTGATTTAAAAGCTGATGTTCCCATATTAGCAATCATGCTTTTATAATTTTCTTGCATAGCATCATAATTATTTCTAATTATAGACACATATGCTTTATCTTGAATGGTCGCATTTTTTAACATAAGTGGTTTATCATTTATACCAAAACTAAACAAGTTAGATTTTGAAGAACTTGAAGCTCTTGAAGAACTTGAAGCTCTTGAAGCTCTTGAATAACTTGAAGCTCTTGAAGCGCTTGAAGAACTTGAAGCTCTTGAAGAAAGCGCTTCATAGTCTTGTTCTTTTGGATTATTAATGTTACTAAATTCTTCAAAAGTCATTGCCTTTAACTTATTTATTAATGTAGATTCAACCAAAGTTTCCAATATATTTTCTAGCTTTGGGGATAATCCACGTGCTTTGCTTGCATTTGCATATGAACTCTTATTCCGTATTTTTTGCCCCCCTACAAATGTAGGGTCAACGTCATCATAATACTCAATAAGTGTTTCCATCTCCATTTCTCCTGAATCTTTTAGTTTTTGCTGTAGCTTATCAAGCTCGGCCGTGTTTATATCTTCTCTTTTCAAATCTATTAAAAAGAACCCCATTAGTCCAATTATATAATCTTTGGCCTCAACGTCTTTAACATAATTATATAGTGCGTCTCGCTTTTCTCTATACATTTGTTGAGGTAGTGGTCTTGTTTCCGCCTCTAATTGAGCAACACGTTCTTTGGTTATATAATTGTTTTCAATAATTAATAATGGAAATACTTCAACAACCGCATCATAAATGTCTTGTAATGATTTTATAGCTCCACTATCTATTTTCTTTTTAATATATACATCGCCCTTTTTCCGCATTAATGCACTAACATTATAGTCCAAATCGAATCCAATGTCTGTTTCTTCGCTTTCGGGTAAAATTGAATATGGTTTTAATACATTTATGAATGTATGCATAATATATTTATTATGTATTTTTTCACTGCTAAATGAGTTATTAAACTCTTTAATATAATCTAATGTGATTTTACTATCTTTTATTTTAGGATTTGCCGAATTATAATGTATAATTTTATTAAATAATATAGGATCTCTTGATAATGTTGCCAGTTCGCTTTCATTTTTTTTTAATAACATCAAATATGCTTCCATCGCCTGTGAATGGACTGTTATCCACCGTTCAACCATACCCAACGTACAACTTGGTGAGCCCTTTCCGTGCGCATTAAATATTTCATTAAAATAATATTGTATAAAATTATGTATATATAAATCAGTATTTAGAATTAAAAATGCTATTGATAATGTGACCAATTGTAAGAAACACCAATTTCCATTTAAGCTTGGTTTAAACATAACTAAATGCATCATAAACTCATCACTAAATGCGCGAACTAAATTAGCTAACATAAGCGTTTTTTCGGCTTCGCTATAGTTTAATTTGAACGAAATATAATTTGTTAAGGCAATTGGAAAATTCTTTTTAATATAAGCCACCATACTATCATTTGTTAAATTTGTTTGTGTCTGTAATATTGTAGTATAGTTGGTTCTTAATTTATCTAGAAAAGCAATAATTGTTTCGCCTGTTTCACTAATAACAACTTTTTCAGCATATTTAGTCAGCCCTCCATGCGAACTAATTAAAAGCGCGCTCAATGTGCTACTAAATTGCCTGTCTGAGGCTGGTGGTATACCACTATCTTCAAATGCTTTAAATAATTTGTCTTTATTATCAATAATATATTTAATACGTGCATGAGTTTCGTTAGCGGCTTGTTGAATTTCGGAAAATTCAATTTCACGACCCGTATCATTATTTTTACTACCTTGTATATAGAGTGTTCCATTAGGTCTTTGAAGTTGATATGGAACAAGCTCTATACCTGTTGTGTTTTGAAATGATGTATTAGCATTTGCAACACAGTTTCTAAAATCAGCACCTCCTATGTTTGCTGCCTCAAAAATAGTTCCGACTATGTTAGTTCCTTTAAAGTTAGCATTTAACAATTTTACATTTGTAAAATTTACAGCTGTTAAATCTGGATTATTTTTATAGTTTTTTTTAACTTGTGTAAAATCAAAGGTTTCAAAGCCAATTGCGCTTTGAAAATTACAATTTTTTATGTTACTATTAAACATACTAACCGCAGGAGCAATAATAACAAAAACTTGTGATGCAGCAGCTTGTAACCCAGAAGCTTGTGGGTCACTCATTACAAAATAATCATATGGCTTAATATTATAGGTTGGATTTCTAAAATTTAAAACATTAATATTTAAAGCATTATATTCACTATATTTCATAATAGCATAGTTTCCATTGGGATTCCATTTAGAATAAGCAAGATTTTTTTTATTAGCAAGTTTAGCACCCTTAAATTCTTGTTGAAATAATGTAAATCCGTCTGGATTAATTTCATTACATAAGTTTTTGAATGCCTGTGTTTTATTTTCTCCATAATAACGTTCGCTTGGCGATGAGGCCATTGACTGAACTATAAACACATGGCCAAACCAGTTAAATTTATTAACTATTAAACTATGATCTGGAAGTTGTCGTGCATTAAATTTTGTTCCTTCTAAATCACAATTATCAAAATTTACTCCATATAAATTACAATCTATAAATATATTATTTCTTAGATTCATTAGTTTGGTGTCGCTTTTAGCATCTTTTGAATATAACGAATCAAAATTGAACTTAAATAACGAAAAGTGACATTCTCTGAATGTGCTATTATTAATAATAGTATTATTATCAAATATTACAGTTTCTTTGTATTGATAATCAGGAATAGGACTAAAACGCACAACATCAAAAGTACATTCTAATAGCTTACAATTTTTAAATCTTAAGGTCCCTTTTGCACATAAGATTGTTGCGCGAAATGTTGTATTATTAAAAGTGCAGTCTTCAAAAGAACTAAACACAAATACACAGTCAATAAAGAAAACATTGTTAAAGGTGCATTTTTTAAAATAATAATTACTAAATTTTTCTTTTATAAATATATTTGATTCAAACTTACAATTTAAAAACATCATATTTCTACTACCTGGCATAAGAAGTTTATCACTATTTATAGTTGTTTTATCAAATTTACAATTTTCAAATACTATTTCGGCAGGATATGTTATTGTTGTAATAGGGGTGAATAGTGTTCCGTCGGGATTTACTTTTGAAGACTGTGCGCTACCAGATGGCGTAAAACCAGCTAAATTATAAAAATGCATATTATATTTGCTATGTGCTATAGACGCATTATATTTATACTGCATTGGACCATAACTCCTATCGTGAAAAATGTTGCCTTTAAAAAAATTACAATTTTTAAAGGTAGGTAGCTTATTATTAATTTCCACATTTTTCCTATCAAAAAAGTAAACTGGTCCAAACATAATATTGAAAAATTCGCAATCTATAAATTGTGATTCAATTAAACTAACATTACTAAAAAATAATTCGTAATCGCTATCATCAAATCTTTGTTTTATTGTCATATAATCTCTCGAGCGTTGATGCATTGGATGACCTATATAACGGAGATAGTTATAACTGAGAAATTTGCTTTGTTTAAATATTATACCATCAAAGTTTGTTGATTTAAAGCTTGTATTTAAAAATACACAACCTACAATTTCTTGTATTATAGACTTAAGTTCTGACGATTTTGAATAGCCTAATTGTTTAATACCAAATTTACAAAAATAGAAATACAAATTGCTTAGTTTTTGTGGTGTTCCATGACTTATTAATAAATCGTTAATTTGTTTTCTATATACCTCTTTTTTTGATAGTCCTTCACACATTAATTCTGATATGTCTTTATTATAGACAACAAGGTCAAGTTTAGCTCTATATGCTTGAGCTATTTTAGTTGATGCTAAATTTTTTTTTGTAAATCTTGATTTATAGGCTTTTGATATTACAGTGGTTGCCGCATCTAATTTTGCTTTTCTAGATTTATAGGCTTGTGCTATTGTATTTGCAGCGCGTGTTTCTACAAATTTTTGTATTTCTTTATTTCTTATATATGCTTCACTAAAGCAAACTGACTCAATGTAATCTGTTTTAATTAATGTAAACATTCTATCTATTAATAGCGCCACTTGTGATTTAATAAATTGAGTGACTTCTACTACTCGTGATATTGGACTCATGTTTTTTACTTTTTGTGTTTTAGATCTATTTGAATTTGGAGAATTAAATTTCATAGTTACTGGCATAAGTGCTATATAATATATACTATATATAATAATATTAAACATTAGAAATAATATTAACGTTGTTAACAATATTAACGTTCTAAATTATATTATTTAATTATTTAGAATGTTATTGTTTATAAAATTGTTTATAAAATTGTTTATAAAATAGTTTATAAAATATTACTATACAATAATAGTATATTATTATGAAAATTAGTAATAACAGTAAGTATTTTATTAAAATAGCTTTTTTATTTTTCATAATAATGTCATGTTTTTATATATACTATTTACTTAGTAATGAATTTAAGATTAGCGAAGGTTTTACCGGTGCAAGTGACTGCTCTGATTGTAAAGTAAAACCTAGTTCGGGAAATTGTATTCCAATATATGATATAAGCTATAAAGTTGTAACTAACACTAACTCTGGTTCTGGTCTTTTATTAGATAACTTAACAATTTCTTATGAATCAACATCCTTATTATTTTGTGAATGGCAACCTGCTCCATCTTGTATAAGTAACAATCTACCTACTCTAGAAGAACGACTTGGCTATACTAATAGTCAAATACAAAATACACAAATGCAATTAGACAATATAACATGTTGTTCTGGTTCTACAAGTAGTTTTTATAGTGATAGCACTACTACTTTTAAAGCAATAACTAAAAATACTATTAACGAAAGTGTATGTTTAGCATTAGATAATGATTTAAAGAGTAGATTTAATAATAATATTGGAGTAAATTTTGATGAAATAAACTTTACTAATTTACAACAACTTGAAACCAATTTTGATTATAGATTAGTAAAGAGTTTATGTAATGATTTATCCAATAATGCCTATAAGCCGGGTCTGTTATTTAAAAAGATTGATAATAGTAGAAATATTTTTGATGTTCCTAATATTTTACCAAAAGACTTAATAGATTTTATTATGAACTCAAATTTTGCCACAAGATTACCTCTTATTGATCCTATTACAGGAACAAGAATAAATGACATATCATATGCTATAAATTTAGAAGCACGAAATAAGATAAACACTCATCTTCAATTATTTGAATATCTGAATGACCAATTAGTAAGTAGGCAAACAAGTTTATTTCGCAGTGCTGTTTATGATGATTTAACAACATTAGAAAAAAATAGCTTTAGACAAGCTAAAGCCGAACTAAAGACGCTATTTATTAGAAACAGGATTCCTGTTACTAATTATTTAGACATAAGTTATAACCTTTTGTTCAAAACTACAAATAATGCACCAACTCCTTATATATTAAATAAAGATGAATTTTTCAATTGCTTTGGAGAAGTTAAGCGTGATAATAGCGGAGTATTTTCAGCAGCGGATATACTTGATTTAAGCAATAATGATTACTTTGGAACCGGAACAGATGCATCTTATGGTGCGTTTGGTTCTAATATTATTACAGGTTATCCAAGTGCTAATGATTTACAAATGGAATTGGCAAGATTAGAAAGTATACCATCATCTGGTAACGCTCCTGTAAGTGTTATTAATACATACTTAAATGCCATTAATAGTTTTTATGAAAAACAAATTCGTAATTTAACAGGTCCACGAGATCATGTTTTTAATCAAGAATTAGTATTTGATAATAATACTTTAGAAACAGTAACACCAACCTTTTTTACATATGATGATACAGCAAATAATACATATCAATGTCAAGAGAGTGTAACAGGAAATAGTCTTTTTAAAGATTGCGGACCAGCCGCGTATGTTGGATTTCAAAGTTTTTAATTTTTATAATTTTTATAATATTATATTTAACTTTATAATATTATATTTAACAAATTTAATATATTGTGTTATTATTTTATATTTATATAATATAAAATAATGCCAGTTAAAAAATTCAAGAACCTTCCTGTCCCTAAATTTATTACTCCAAGACCACTTCCTCCGCCGGATAGAAATATGTATAAAAGAAAAAGCAATAAAAACTTACCATTACCACATCGATTGCCTACACCAGCATTCAAGTTACCTAGTCCAGTTAGAGTAGATTCGCTTCGACCAACATATAGCGGCTCATTACCCGCCACATATAATGGCTCATTACCTGGAACATATAATGGCTCATTACCTGGAACATATAATAAAGCTACTGTTTTTCCAACAGCTAAGTCATTAGACAACTTTAAAAAGCTGTCCTTGACTCCTTCACCGTCACCTGTGTTTACTGTACTACCTAGAAAAAAAACATCAATGAAACGCTGTAAAAAAGGAACCCGGCGCAATAAAAAAACCATGCTTTGTGAAAAAAATAAATATTATACACGAAAAAACATTACTAAAGGACAATTCAAACGTTGTCCTAATGGAAAAAGAAGAAATCCAATAACGTTAGAATGTGAATCAAAAGATTTATTTACACAATCCAGAATTTAATAGTTAATTGTTAATTGTTAATAGTTAATATAAATAATTATATAAAAATAATAGTAATAAAATATTAGATGGAACCATTAACTTATTATAGCAATATTAGTGCTATACAAAAAAATATTACTCATTATATTGCCAATTTAAATAATAGTAGTTCATTTAAATATTTATATGTTTATGGTGAACACGGTATTGGAAAAACAACAATTATTAAAACAATTTTAGCTGGTCTTAATTATAACATAAACTACATTGATTGTAATTGTAATAAATTATCGATTGACGAATTATTTAATATATATACTAACAAAGATGTATATTCTTTGTTTTTAAATAATGTAAAAAGTAATGCTATTATATTAGATAATATAAGTTATTATTTATATAATGATAAAAGTTATTTAACTAATTTAATTAAGTTATTAAAGAAAAATATTAAAGTTAAGCATAATAAATTTATACCTTTTATTATTATTAACAATAATCAAGAAGATAAAAAATATAGCGAGCTTTCTAAATTATCACAAAATTTGAAAATCCATCCACCTAGCAATTTTGAATTAGAAACCATTATTAATAAACAATTTCCAAATATTGCCAAATTTACTAATTATCAACTAATTATATCTAATATACTTAGCTATTTAAATAATAAATATTATAAACTTAATAATTTAAAATATTATTATACTAATAATATTATAGAAATAAAATTTGACAATAGTTGTAACTATAGTTATAACTCTATTAAAAATAGTAATGCTAGCATTAAGCTATTAACTAAGAATTTTTTAGAATATAGCTATTGCTTACAAAATTTAGACATTATTAATTTTTTTGATAGAACAAGTTTAACCCTATTATTACATGAAAATATTATTAAATTATTTTCAAATAATCTAACCATGCAAGAATTAAAAATATATAAAGAAATATTAAAAAATTATATATTTTGTGATTGTATTGATAAAAATATTTTTTTATATCAAATATGGCAGTTAAATGATATTGTTTACATTATTAAAATATATTTTAATAATCTTATTTTACACAAGCACAAATTATTAAAAGCGATTAATCAAAATGATATTATTTTTACAAAAATATTAACCAAATATAGCAGTGAATATAATAATTATAATTTTATATTTAATAGCACTCAAAAATATAGTCTCAATAAAAAAAACTTGTTTTTATATATTTATTCAAAAAAAAATCAGTGTGATGAATGTGATGATGACAATGAAACATTTGTTAATGAAGATGATGAATCTAAACTATTAAATAATAGAATACTTAAACTTATTTCACAATATACAAATTATTCTCTCTCTAATTCATGTAAATTTTTACAAGTAACTGATGATATTATATGTGATGAATTTTTCCATTAACTAATTTACCAACTAAGTCTCCAATTTCTTCATCGTCTAAACATTCATATATGTCATTGTTTAATTCATTTTTATAATATTTTTTTTTATCAATAGTTACTAATTCTAGTTCTTCTCCGTCATCTTCTGTTGCCTCTTCGTCTTCATCTTCTTTTGGTTCTTCTTTTGATTCTGTGTCATTTGGTTTGCTTATGCTTACTACAGTTTTTTCATCCTCATCAGCTTCCTCATCCTCCTCTTCATCATCTTCAGCTTCCTCATCAGCTTCCTCATCAGCTTCCTCATCAGCTTCCTCTTCAGCTTCCTCATTTTCAGCTTCCTCATTTTCAGCTTCCTCATTTTCAGCTTCCTCCTCCTCTTCCTCATCTTCAGCTTCCTCATCTTCAGCTTCCTCCTCCTCGTCATTCTCGTCATCCTCCTCATCATCATCATCCTTTGCTTTTAATTCGCTTACCTCTTCATCTGATTCTGCCTTTAGTGTTTTGTTAATTACATTATTTTTTAAATAATTTAGCTCTATAACTTTTACACTATTTAAAGTATCACAAGATAGATTTACACTTTCATAACTCTTAGTTTTAACTTCACTAACATCTAATAAAATATGCGGCTCATGCTTATCCTTTAGCTCATTATAACGTTGTGCTAATTGATTATAATTAGTTTGTAACTCTACATATTCTGGGAGTTTAAATAGCAACAGTTTGAGTTGTTGTAATAGTTCATTAGATTGCTCATTTTTTTTTACATAAATGGAGAGATTACTTTTTAAAGAGTTTGTAATATCTGTTGATAATTTGTTAATTAAACTATCAAACTCGCTGTTCATTATATAATAAATAGGTGTAACTATTTTAAATAATTTTAATATATATTTAAAACAATTTTATATTTTAATAAAAAATATAAAATATAAAATATAAAATAAAAATAAAATAATATATTTTTAAAAAATGAGAGAACATAATATTCTGAAAACATGAGAGAAAAATACTTATTTTACATTTATTTTGTATGCCTTCTTATTAATATGTTTATTATTTAATATATAGTCTTCATTTTCATCATATAATTCAGGCAGTAATTTGGCAAGTGGTTTATCAACAAGGAGCAATAATCTCTCATTTTTCAATAATTTTCTATATTCTTGAATATTCAAATTACCATAATATTTTTCTAGCATATAAAATGGACTAGGAGCACACTTAATATTTTTTTCATAGTTATAAATTTTACAATACACGTTATTTAATAAATAATAACGTTCAAATTTTTTTGAGGAATCCACATTTTCATTCATTAAAAACGAGGCGGCACATTCGGGGCTACAAAAATTACCATAACAATGATATATGCCTTTTAGCTCGTATTTTGGTATCATTATTGGGTCATTATCAAAATCGTATGTACACCAGAAACAAGCACATTTTTTTGTTATATTATTACTTTTTAATTGCTTTGATAAATCTTGAAGTTTTTTATATATATTTTTATTATCTGTTGCATTATCATTTAATAGTTTTTTTTCATATAAAAATGGGCTATTGTTTACAGCATTTTGAGTATTATCATTTAAATCATTTAAATCATTTAAAGCAT